GTTCTTGGATTGCTTTGGTTAGATGAGCAATCAAACCTATAGAATTAATACCCATATCTTTTTTACCATCTGTGCCTGAAGCAACTCCATTTTCAGTACCAAAAATTTCTGCTACCTCTTGTGCAATAAAACCTGTTTTTTTATTTGTTTGAAAACCTTCGCTTTCTTTGAAGTTAAATGTTTTTGGCTCTAATTGTTTTACTTTTGCTAAAGACGATTCAGTTATAGATAGTATATTTTCTTTTAAATCTCTATCAGATGCATTTGTACCGGGTAAATAATAATTACCATTACCACTTATGTAGCTAGTAACTTGACCGCTTGAATTGTAACCTAAAAAATTTTGTTTTGTATCAGTTTGTACTTTAGCGACAATAGCCTGATGATTTGCTTGTGCTAATATTTCTAATTGTCCATTGTTAATAGTAGAAGTTTTATTAATATGTATTTCACCAGAAGAATCAATCCTCATTTTTTCAGTTACAGAATTAGCATTAGATGTATGGAAAGCTAATCCACCTGACCTATTTGCAGCACTTGTTCCATCGGCAGTTTTAAAAGCTTGAATCCAACCAGTGTTTGTATTTCCTAATTGAAATATTAACCTTACACCTTCATCAAGAGAACCTGATGCTTGACTGCTATTGTAAATTCTTACATCATGAATATTATCAACATTATCTCCACCAAACTGAGCAATTGTTGCTTCTCCTACATTATCATGTTTTACATCAAGTTTATAAGTTGGACTTGAAGTACCAATACCAACATTTCCAGAAGAATCAATTCTCATTCTTTCAGCACCGGTATTTGTACCAAATCTTAAATTTTCAGCATCTATTTGCATGTCAATATAATCACTAGCACTTCTATCGTATGCCATTAAATATTGAACGCTTCCTGTGCTTACTTGGAGTTCTATACCTTTACCGCCATCACTTCCAGAAACAGTTAATTTACTTGTTGGACTTGTAGTACCAATACCAACTCGTTCAGAACTATCAATCGTTATAGCCGTAGCATCACTACTGTCAGCTATTCCGGGGGTACTTGATAATTCTGCAGGTATTTTAGTTGTCATTCATATCTCCTAGTAATAAAGTCTGTCATCTACCATAGTTCTTGGGGTAGGGTTAATTAAACTTGACTTCATGTGTTTTAATGATTTTTTATAATCTTCTAAGGCAAATGCAGCTTGTTGTGGACTTTCTTTAAATTGCCACACATAGTATCTAACTCTAGCTGTAATTACATTACTGTATTGTTCTGGAAAAACTATTTCATCACCAAAAGCACTTAATGCTGTTGGTCTATTAAATGCATAAAAGTGTACATTATAAACTTTGTCCGGTATCGGACTTAATCCAAACTTTCTACTGTCTGGGGATTTAAATACATATTTAGGCTCACCATGAGCTTGAGTATTAGCATCATCTGCATTTTCTGGGTCTCTTAAAAATCTTCGCCACTCTTCAAGGTTAATATGTTTTAACCCATTAGAAACAAATGGAGCTGACTCACCAGAAACATTGATTGTGGTAATATAAAAATCATCCCAATCAATAGATGCAAAGTCTGTAGTTAAACTAGAACTACCATCCTTTAACGTATACCATCTTTGTCCAGCTACTGTCGCAACAGTTGTATTACCATAAAACGGGTCTGTTGCTCCACTTAATCCTGCGGAAAAGAACGGTAGCTGTGGTTCTTCGTTTGCTACATCAAAGATAGCTTTGTTTATAGAATCTTTGACAAACTGTTGAAAACCTACCGCACTTGCAAAGTTTGTAGAAGTTAGAGGAACTTCATTTAGTTCTCTAAGTATCTCATTAGTTAAGTCTAAATATGTAGTTGCCATTATTTTTTATGAACTTTTTGTATTTTGAAATCTGCTTTTAATGAAGCACCTTTGTGTTTAACAAACTTTCCAGAGTGCTTCATTAATTTATAACTGCCATTTGGCTGCTTCATCCAGTGATAACCTTTTGGAGCTGCAACTTTCATTTTAGTTAGGTTTTTGAACTTCCATAGCACCGCCCATAGCCATGCCAATTCTGTCCATTTTATTGTGAGGACCACCGTGCTTCATATTCTTACGAGCAGAACCACCGTACATCATCTTTTTCTTTTTTGACATACCACCGTACATCATTTTTTTCTTACCGTGTTCCATTATTTTTCTCCCTTAGATTCTTCATATTCGAATCTCATAGTATTGTGACCTACCATCTCAGAACATTTTTCTTCTTTCTGATGAATAGTTTCGTAATACATAATTTTTTCCATGTTATTCTCCTAAAAAGGAGGAGTCCGAAGACTCCCCCAATTATATTTAGTCTACTGTGTAGAAAGCAGATACTAAAGCTTCTGGTCTAAGGACCTTAGCTCCGTATACGTGCAATCCACGAACTATGTCACCAAACGAAGTTGGGTCTCTCAACACTTCAGTTGAGATAATAGTTTGTGCAGTTGCAGTAGAAGAAATGTGACCGGCAAGAATCTTACCAGAAGCTGTACTAGCAGCAGCAACATTATTGGATTTGTACATATCAAATCCTCTTAGTTTACCACTAGATACAAGACCATTTCTTATAGAGCCTTGACCTGCGTTAAAGTCTACAGACAATAACTTAGAACCAGATTGTGCAAGTTCATTGTAGAATGAAGGTGGTGCAACGAACCATCTTCCTTCTTCAGGAACGCTTTGCTCATCTAGTAACTTAGCCATAAAAGACATCACATCTAACGGGTCAGTTCCAGTACCATCAGAACCTAAAAGGTCGATAGAGTTAGAACCACCTTGATGCTGACCCATAGTTTGAGTAGCAGCAGATGCATCAGCACCTAACGCATGGTCAGGTCCAGATGTAGAAACTCCAGAGAACATAGAAGCAATCACTGCAGCATCATAAGAATCTCTTAATGCGTAAGCTGCAGAAGAAGTTGCTACTTCTTTGAAGTTAACGTGTGACATGTTTGTTTCAATATCATCTACGATGAATTTAAACGCCTTAGCACTATCTACAACCAAAGTTATCTCTTGGTCAGTTAACTTTGTTTGAGTAGTGTCAGAACCTCTTGTGTAGTCCGATACGGAAATAACAGGTTCTTTAATAATCCTAACTGAGTCTCCGAAAGCAGAAATTTCACCAGCATAGTCGGTGTTAGTAATAGCTTCAACCACAGACGCTTTCCTAAAAAAGTTTAAAACCTTTTTGGAATATATCTTAGGTAGGAAAAAACTATTAGTTTGTCCACTTACGGAGTTTGCAAAGTTAGCATCAGTATCAGTTGAAGGTTCAAAAAATTGAGCCATAATAATACTCCTTTGTGTTTATAGTTTTATTTAACGATTCTGCCTTGTTGCATGGCTTCGCTGATTTCAACTTCGTGTTTATCAAACTCGTCCATACTCATTGCAGCAATCTCCCTTTCAGACCATACCTTTTCGCTTTTAGGTTCTACACTTGTTGTTTTAGTAGATACCATATCAGCAGCAGATTTGGTCTTTTTAGAAGTTGTCTTTTTTGGAGCAGCTTCTATGCCTAAATCTTTTTTAAATAAATCTAATGCACGACTGGCTAAATCAGGGTTATCAGAGTTACTATAAATCCAATCTTGTATAGACTGGGGTTGCTCTTTTGCCCATGTATGAAAATCATCACTGTTTCTAATTTCATTAAAGTCAGGATGTTTTTCCATTAACCTTTCTTCTGCAGATTGTCTTAACATTTGAGCTTCACGTTCTTGGAGTTGACTAAGTCGTTCTTCTAGAACTTTTGACTTAGATTCACTTTGCATGTGAGCTACTGTCTCAACAACCTCAAAAACATCAGGATATTTTGTTTTAAACTCTTCAAGTTCTTCTTCAGTTTTAGGAGCTTGATAAGCAGGTCTATTACTAGCTGCTTCATTTAAAAGCTCTTTCTCTCTGACTTTAAACTCATTAAGTTTACTATCATAATGTTTTTTTAAGTCATCGTAACGCTTTTTGTAGTCTGGTTTTTTATAAGGTTCATCCTTAGTAGTTTCCAGATTTTCTACTTCAACATTACCAGCTTGTTCTGCTTCGTTAACATCACCAGATTTAAATAATTTATTTTTTTCTGATGGGTCTTCAAAGTATAACTGCTCTGATGACTGAAAAGGTTTATCAGTACCTTCGTGCCAAGATTTTTTTAAATTATAAGGATTTGGCTGTTCCTCAGTTTTGACTTCTTCTGTCATTTTTATACTCCTACTCAGGGCTTCGTTTAACAAGGTAGCTGCGTGTGCACTTGCAGGGCTTGTCTTGTAAAGGTCGCCTTTCAGTTTAAATAAGATAAAGTGCCTGTAAACAGGGTAGCTTTATCACCTAGCTTCTAACATGTGGTCTTCCGGAAAGCATAGATTTTTTAATCTCGTCACCAACTAAGTCTTCTTCATCTTGCATTGCTGCTTGAGAATCAACTGTTTCTTTAGTGACTCGAATATCCTGCCTTACTGGTTCTTGTTGAACTGGCATAGCAGTATCTTCTTCTTCCATTAGCCCACCATCTTGAGCCATTTGTCTTCCATCCGCTTGAGCTTCAGCTTGTTTCATTAGTGACATTAAATTGTCAGCTCCGATAACATCTACTGACTTAGCAGTAAAGACAAACTCTCCATCCGATAACCTTGCAGGTATCGAATCAGAGACTTCCGAGCCCGGACCTTCAACAGGTCCTGAGCCTGAAAATTCCATTGCAACTTCCATAACTTTATCAAATAACATACTAAGTTGTGGATTTGCTTGTAATTCTTGCATAAGCATTCCTTCTTCTTCATCGCTTAATGCTTCATCTATTAAAAAGTCTACATAATTATCTTCCATCATTTCATCTGGAACTTGAGAATCACCAATCATTTTTTCCATTTGATTATCTATCATAGGTGTTTCTTGTTCTTGCATCATAGAATCCATTTGGTTATCCATCATCATGCCACCTTCTTGTTTTGCTTCACGCATGTTTTCTTCAATGGCTTTACCTCTAGCTTGTTCATAAGATGATAGTTCACCATCATTATCTAAATCAGCTTTTTCAGGATTTTGTAAGCCACCTGTAGCTTCTTTTTTTCTTATTGGTTTTAAACTATGTTCAATTTTTTCAGCATTTAAAGCTTTAATTAATTCTTCTTGTAATTGACTTTTACTAAGTTGAGCTTCTGTAGCAAAACCACTATTAAGTAATCTAGCACCTTCTTTTATATTTGGTATACTAAACATTTCTGGATTA